GTTAATCCTTAATAAATAAAGAAAAAATCTCTGTCCAATGGCTGCAATTATAACTGATCAGATTAGATTGTTGAATGCAAAGAATTTTGTCGCGGGAGTAACATCGACTACTAACGCCTATTATTCTTTTATTGGATTACCAAATCCAACTGATATTAAAACTGATTGGAACACCGATCCCCCTTCACCTAAAGATAATTTTAGTGAAGAGAATGATTATTGGGATAATATGGTAGCCCTGAAGAAAATTACTGCAGGTGATTGTAGACAGGTTGTTACGAAGAGAGCATGGTCATCTGGTACAACTTATGACATGTATAGAGGAGATTATAGTAGATCAAATACTGCTCCTGTTTCTGGTGCTACAAATTTATATAATGCTACTTATTATGTTATAAACACTGATTATAGGGTTTATATTTGCTTACAAAATGGTACTGATCCAGATAACCCCACTGGAAGACCTTCATTGGATGAACCAACTTTTACTGATTTAGAACCAAGATCTGCTGGAAGTAGTGGTGACAATTACATTTGGAAGTATCTTTTTACTATTAAACCTGCTGATATTATTAAATTTGATTCTACTGATTTTATGCCAGTTCCTTTAAATTGGGAAACTAATGTGGATGATGCAGCAGTTAGAGATAATTCAGTAGATGGTGCAATTAAAATTATTACTATTACTAATAGGGGTGAAACTATTGGTCCTTCTGGTGGTACAGAATATACAAAAGTACCTATTAAAGGAGATGGATCAGGAGCAGAGTGTACAATTACTACAACTAACGACCAACAGGTTGATACTATAGTTATTTCTAAACAAGGATCTGGATATACCTATGGTAGTGTGGATTTGGATGGGGGTGGAGTTCCTACTGGAACTACTATACCTACTTTTGATGTCATTATTCCACCTCAAGGTGGTCATGGTTCTGATATCTATAGAGAATTGGGAGCAATGAATGTTCTTATATACTCTCGCATTGAAAATGATAATGAAAACCCTGACTTTATTACAGGTAATCAAATTTCACGAGTTGGATTAGTAGAAAATCCTCAACAATTTGATTCTACTGCACTTTTAGCATCGGATAAAGCTAGTGCTGTTAACGCTTTGCGATTAGCAGGATCTGGTTATAGTTCAGCTACATTTGCTGCAGATAGTTATTTTAAACAAACAATTGCTGCAGGGTCTACTGCTCAAGGAAGAGTGATAAATTATGATGAAGTAACTGGTGTCTTGAAGTTTTGGCAAGACAGAACTCTTGCTGGATTTAATACCGTAGGAACTGCACAAACTGCTCCTACATATGGGTATAATTTAAATAAGTTCACTGGATCTCCAGGAACTGGTGGAAACTTGGAAATTGTTCCTACTACTGGATCTACTTTACAAATTGATGATGGGTTTACGGGTATATCTACCGTAATAAATAATATAACATATTATCTTGGTCAAACATTCACTGATGGAATTTCCAATCCAGAAGTTAAGAGACATAGTGGTAACATTGTTTTTGTTGATAATAGACCAGCTATAACTAGGTCTGTTAACCAAAAAGAAGATATTAAAATAGTATTGCAATTCTAGGAAATCATGCCACAACAGACAAATTTAAATGTAGCCCCATATTTTGATGATTATGATGCATCTGATGATTTTTATCGGGTCTTATTTAAACCAGGATATCCTGTTCAAGCGAGAGAATTAACAACTCTTCAATCTATATTACAAAATCAGATTGAAAAATTTGGGCAACATTTTTTCAAAGAAGGTGCTAAGGTAATTCCTGGTAATACTGGTTATAATAGACTTTATTATGGTGTTCAAATACAAAATAATTTCCAAGGGGTTCCTGTATCTGCTTATGCTGATCAATTAATTGGTACTAAGATTACTGGTCAAAGATCTGGTGTAAGTGCTGTTGTAGACACTATTTTAATGCCTGAACAGTCAGATCGTGGACAACTTACTCTTTATGTTAATTATTTAAATTCAAGCACGACAAATAACTCTACTCAATCTTTTTTTGATGGTGAAGAATTAAAATGCAATACAATCATTTCTTCTGGGTTATTGGGTAATGCTTCTATTTCTGCTGGAGCACCATTTGCTATTACTACAAATGATGGTGCATCAATAACAGGATCATCTTTTCAAATACAAGAGGGTGTATATTTTGTTCATGGTCAATTTGTAGGAGTTGCACAAGAAACACTTATTTTAGATCAATATGCAACAGAACCTAACTATAGGATTGGTTTATTTGTAGATGAACAAATAATTAATGCTGATATTGATGAATCTTTAAATGATAATTCACAGGGATATAATAACTATGCTGCACCAGGTGCAGATAGGTTAAAAATTACTTTAAGTTTATTTAAAAAAGATTTAGATGATTTTGATGATACAAGTTTTGTAGAACTAGGAACTATATCTGATGGTGTATTAAGAGCTGCTAATAGTGGTAGGAGTGGTAAAGGAAGTAGTGGTGGATTAATAATTGCAGGTGGTGGTGGATCAGGATCATTGGATCTAACCGATACTCTAGCAAGAAGAACTTTTGATGAAAGTGGTAATTATGATATAAAACCATTCAATATTACTTTGATGAATTCCTTGAATGATAATATAGGAAATAGGGGAGTTTTTCAAGCAGGTCAATTTACACCTGGTGGTGGAACACCATCCGATGATTTAGCTTTATATAAAGTTTCTCCAGGAAAAGCATATGTAAAGGGATATGAAATTGAAACATTAGATCCTACATTTATAGACTGTCCCAAACCAAGAGATACAAAACTTCAAGAAAATCAAGCAATAATTTACAATACTGGATCAACATTTAAATTAAATAGTGTTTATAGAACTCCCACAGTAGGAATTGGTAGTACATATATACTAAGTTTAAGAGATGAAAGACAAGGATCTAATCAAGAAAATGCTGCTGGTGGTGAAATAGGGTATGCTAGGGTTTATGATTTTAGATTAGAATCTCAAAATTATAGTTCAACTAATTCAAATTTAGATGAATGGGAGCTCGCTTTATATGATGTACAGACATTTACTGAGATACAATTAAATAATCCTCTTACTGTATCAGTCCCTGCTATTATTGAAGGAAAAAGAAGTGGTGCAAAGGCATTTTTACAAGGGTCTGTTACTGCTGGAATGGGACTAACTGTATATGAAACAAGTGGACAATTTATTAAGAATGAGCAACTTATAATTAATGGAATTAATAATGGAAGAGTTGCTTTAGGTATTACAGTACATTCTATATCCGATGTAAAATCTATTTACGGAACTGATGATAATTTAGTTGGTATTAATACTTTTAACGTCTAATGTGGTTCCATCAGTTCAACAATTTGTTGGAATAGCAACAGTTGGTGTGGTTACTTTTGTCAAATAATCAATCAGTTGTTAAAAGTAGCTAATCCTAATTTTCCTAGGTATTACTACTGTTGGTAATTTAATTCAATATACTGATCTTAATGTTTCTGAAGATCCTGTAACAGCTAGAGTAGTTAGTGTTGGATCATCTCATCTTAATGTTACTGGAGTTACAACAGTATCTGGAATAGTTGATGGTACACTTCCAAAAACATCTGTTAAAAGTGTAAGTGACTTAAGAGTAATGACAAGTTTATTAGATCCTTCATCTGATAATACTTTATACACACCACTTCCAAAGTCAAACATTTCTAATGTTGATTTAACTTCTGCATCTATTGTTATAAGAAAAACTTTTGATGTTAGTATTAGTAATGGTCAATTAAATACTCCTCTACCTTCTGCAGGTTCTAATGAGTCTTTTCAACCATTCCAACCAAAGAGATATTCATTAATTGGAGCAGATGGAACAACTTATGATTTAACATCTGATCAATTTGATTTTGGAACAGGAAATAGTTGCCAAATTCGTGGATTAAACACTCCATCACAATCAAACAATGGTGCTACACTTGTTGCTACGATTAAAAAATCAAAACCACAAGCAAAAACAAAAATAAACAATAAAATTAAATCCGTTGTTATCAATTACTCAAAGATTTCAGGATCTGGAATTGGAGCAACAACTTTAAATGATGGATTAACATATGGAAATTATCCATATGGAACTAGAGTACAGGATGATGAAATATCATTAAATGTTCCCGACGTGATTTGGGTTTATGGTATTTTTGAATCTGCTGATACAAGTGACCCATCTGCTCCAAAGGTAAATCTTTCTTCTATTGTTACTCAATCAACCACCACTAATGAATTAATACTTGGAGAGCATATGGTAGGTGAAGAAAGTGATGCTGTTGCTGTTGTTGCAGAAAAATTAAGTGATTCTCAAATTAGTTTTGTTTATGATAATCAAATTGTTTTTAGAGAAGGTGAAACTGTAACATTTAAAGAATCAGGAGCTTCTGCCGTCGTTTCTTCTCTTAATGAACCTAGTTTTGATATATCACCAAATTATACATTTGCTGATGGTGGTACGGTTACTTTCTTTAACTATGGAACTATTAAATTAAAACCAGATAATGATGTACCAGAAAGAAAAATAAAAGTTTATTATCAGAGTGGATCTTATGCTGATAATGATACTGGAGATATTACAACAGTTAATTCATATGATCAATTCAAGTATGGATATGATATTCCAAGAATTAATTCTTACAGTTGTAGTGATATTATTGATATTAGACCAAGAGTTGTTCCAATTACATCAGTGGCAGAGGGAGATAGATCTCCTTTAGAATTCCTTGGAAGAACATTCACTGGATCTGGAGATTCTGCACCTAATATTTTAGCATCTGATGAAACTATTTTAGTAGATTTTTCATTCTATCTTCCAAGAATTGATAGAATATTTTTAACTAAAGGTGGAAAATTACAAGTAAAATTTGGATCTCCTTCTGAAAATCCTAAAAAACCAGTTCCTGTTGATGATGCATTAGAAATAGCAACAGTAGGTCTACCAGCATTTCTTTATGCACCAAAAGATGCTGCATTACAATTCTTAAATCATCGTCGATATACGATGGGTGATATTAAGAAACTTGATAGTAGAATTAAAAATCTTGAATATTATACTAGTCTTTCTTTACTTGAAACAAACACTGCAAACTTCTTTGTTCCTGATCAAGATGGTTTGAATAGATTTAAATCTGGATTTTTTGTTGATAATTTTACTGGTTTTGAAACTCAAGAATCTGCTCTTAAAATCAATAATAGTATAGACAGAAAAAGGAAAGAATTNCGTCCTAGACATTATACAAACTCAGTTGATTGTATAACTGGTCCTGTTGTTGGAATTGATGTTGATGACGACCAACAATTTGCCACCATTGAAGGTGTTAATGTAAGAAAAAATTCAGACGCAATAACATTAGATTATTCTGAAGTTGAGTGGTTAAAACAAAATTTTGCCACAAGATCAGAAAGTGTTACTCCTTTCTTAATTAGTTTCTGGCAAGGAACTATGGAGTTAACTCCTGCATCTGATACTTGGGTTGATACTGCAAGATTGCAAGCTAAAATTATTCAAACAGAAGGTAATTATGCTGCGACTTTGGATAATATGGTTAGAAATGATGGTGTCGATCCACAAACTGGTATGGGACCAATAATGTGGAATTCTTGGGAAACAACTTGGACAGGAACTACAACCAATGATTTTGAAGGTGAATCAACTCAGACAGTAAATGATACAGTAACATGGTCAGAAGGTGGTTGGGTTAATCAGGAACCAAGCACTAACCCTGCTCGATGGGTTACTGCTACTGTAAACACTACAACTAGAAACTGGTTTAGAGAAACTATTCAAACTGGTACAGAAAGTAGAACAGGTCTCAGAAATATTGTAACTGAAACCTTTGATGAACAATCCGTAGGTGATAGAGTTGTTAGTAGAGAAGTTGTTCCATTTATGAGATCTAGAAATATTGAATTTGTAGCTAAAAAAGTTAAACCTTTAACACAATTATATGGTTTCTTTGATGGTGAAGATGTAACTAAGTATTGTGTTCCTAAGTTAATTGAAATATCAATGACTTCTGGAACATTCCAAGTGGGTGAACAAATTCATGCACATAGAGCAACTTCAACATTTGAGCATTCATTCAATTGTAGAGTTGCTCAATCAAATCATAAAGAAGGTCCATATAATGTTCCTACAAAAACTTTCCGTGATAATCCATATACAAATCAACCATTATCCTCTAATTATTCATCAACTTCTGATATATTGAATGTGGATACATATTCTTTATCCAACCAACCACAAGGACAATATTATGGAAGAATTGAAACTGGTATGNNNNTTAAAGGTNTGAGTAGTGGAGCANNAGCAACTGTTACTAATGTAAGATTAATTTCCGATGTTTCTGCTTTCTGTGCTGGATCATTTTATATTCCCGATCCAAATAGCATCAATCATCCTAGATTTGAAACAGGAACCAAAGTTTTTACTTTGACTAGTGAACCTGATAATGATGCAAATAAAGCGACTACTCTTACTGACGAAACCTTTACTGCTGCTGGAACATTAGAAACTGTTCAAGAAAACATTCTTTCTATTAGAAATGCTAGAGTTGAACAAAGACAAGAGTTTCAGGAGAGAAACGTTGAAGAAAGTCTTGGAACAACACTTGTTGGACAAGACACTACTACAACTCAGGATAATAGAAGAATTAATTCATGGTATGACCCTCTAGCTCAATCATTCTTGGTTGAAGATGATAATGGTATATTCATAACAAAATGTGATGTGTTCTTCAGAACTAAAGATGATATGGATGTTCCTTGTGTCTTCCAGCTAAGATCTATGTTAAATGGATTCCCGACACAACATATTCTTCCATTCTCAGAAATTGTATTAGCACCTGATGATGTTATAACTTCTGCTGATGGTTCAGTAGCAACCACTGTTAATTTTAGAGCTCCAGTATACCTAGAAGGTGGAAATACTGAATATGCTATTTGTTTGGCATCTAACTCAACAAAATATAGTGTTTATATTTCAAGAATTGGTGAAACTGATCTTTTAACTGATACATTTATTTCCAACCAACCTTATTTGGGATCTCTATTTAAGTCGCAAAATGCTTCTACATGGGAACCTAGTCAATGGGAAGATCTTAAATTTACTNTGTATAGNGCAGAGTTTGAAACTGCTGGAAGTGTTGATTTCTACAACCCAGAATTAACTNAGGGNAATGGTCAAATCCCAACACTTATGCCAAATTCTATTTCATTAAGTTCTAGAAAGGTTAGGGTTGGTTTAGCAACAACAGTCGCTGATTCTTATGCAGATGGTAATACTTTCTCACAGGATGGAACAAATGCTACAGGTAATCTTGTAGGTGCTGGTGGATCAGCCACAGGAACATTGAGCATAAGTAATGTTGGTATTGGTTACACTCCATTAGATGGAAATAAATCATTTAGTAGCGTAAATTTAGTTACTGTTACTGGACATGGAAGAGGAGCAGTCGCTAATGTTTATATTGAAAATGGAGTTGCAGCTGCTGCTACTATTACTTCTGGTGGATCTGGTTATCAAGTAGGTGATGTTATAGGAATTACTACTATTGGTTTGTCTACTGGTGGTAGTGGAACTGTTGGTAGAGATGCTAGATTTACTGTTGCTGGTATTGGAATGACAAATGAAATTATTTTGGATAATGTTCAAGGTAATTTTGCTACTGGTGTTGGTAAGACNATGAGGTATACCAATAGTGCTGGTGTAACTACAGAATTAAACTTTAGTCATGGTGGTAATGTTACCATAAATGCAATTGATGTTGAACAGGATGGTTTGCATATTAAGGTAAATCATAAGAATCATGGAATGTATTCTACTGATAATATAGTTAAAATTTCAGATGTTGCATCTGATATTAAACCTACTAAATTAAGTATTGCATTAAATGTTGGTAATGAAAATACATTTAGTGTTGATGATGCAAGTGCCTTTACCAATTTTGAAAATGTTGGAGTTGGGACAACTAATAAAGGATTAGTTAAAATTGAGGATGAGGTTATTAGATATACTGCTGTTACTGGTAATGTTCTTACAATAGATTCTAGAGGACTTGATCAGATTGATTATCCTGCTGGAACACCTGTTCATAAATATGAACTTGGTGGGGTTTCTTTGGTAAGAATAAATCGAACACATGGTTTATCTACTTCAACTTCTACAGAAACTTCTGGATCAATTAGATTTGATTCTTATAATATTAAAATTGATACTTCAGGTGAAAATAATATAGATGGTATTTCATCTAATGATACTACTGATAGAAGCACTGATGTTGGATTCCCTAAATTATATGCTAACAAAAGTAAATCTGCAGGTGGATATAATATAAAGGCAACTCAAAATATGCCTTTTGAAGCTATTGTTCCAGTTGCACATAATACAACAGTTACAGGAACTACAATTGGTGCTGAAATAAGAACTACTTCTGCATCAGGAATTGGAGATCAGGATATCCCATATATTGATAAGGGATTTGAATCTGTTACTGTTGGTGAAACTAATTACCTCAGTAGTCCTAGAGCAATTTATTCTAAACTAAATGAAGATGAAAAATTAGATAATATTGTAGGAAATAAATCTTTCCAAATGAGATTAAGTCTTGGTACAGTTGATACTAGGTTAAGTCCTGTAATAGATACTCAAAGAGTTAGTGTTATTACTACTTCAAATAGAGTTGACAATATAATTACCAATTATGCTACAGATGATAGAGTGAAGAGTGTTTTTGATGATCCTACTGCATGTCAGTATATCAGTAAAGAAATAAGATTGGAAAATCCTGCTACTTCTATAAAAGTATTGTTGGCAGGACATATTCATGTTGATGCTAATGTGAGAGCATTCTATGCAATTAGTGATAAGGAAGCATTTGAACCAATCTTTACACCTTTCCCTGGATTTAATAATTTAAATAGTAGAGGGCAAGTTGTTAATCCTCAAGATAGTGATGGACAATCTGATAAGTTTGTTCCAAAAGTTAACGACTATCAATATTTGGGTAGTGCAATATTTAATGAATATTCATTTACTGCTGATACTTTACCTGCTTTTAGATATTATAGGGTTAAATTATTATTGACAAGTAATGATCAAGTGTTTGTTCCTAGAATCAAAGATTTGAGAGTTATGGCACTAGCTTAATATGGAAAAATTTAACATAGAAGGACATGTCGATCTTGCAAGAGATCGTAAAACAAGTGCCATAGTGAATGTGAATTCTATAGATTATCAACATTATGTTGCATCAAGAAATGCAAAAAAATCAAAAAATGAAAGGGTTGACACTATGGAAGAAGATCTTGCTGATTTAAAAGGTGAACTTGGTGAAATTAAATCTCTACTTAAGGAATTAGTCAATGGCAAGTAAAAATCTGACATTTGATCCAAATGCAGGAGTTCCCTATGCTGCTAATTTAGCACTTTATACGGGAGCAGATTTTAAAACTACATTTAATGTGGTTGATACTTCTGACGTTGCTTATGATTTTCAAGGATTAACTACTACTTCAGTTTGGAGTGGATCATCCCAGATGCAAAAAAGTGCAGGTGTTGGTGCAACCACTACACCTACAGCAACCTTTACAGTTGGGTTTAGTAGTGCTGGTGGTGGAATATTTGATATATCAATGGGATCCACTGCTACAAGAAGTCTATCTGAGGGTAGATATGAATATAATGTTCTAGTGAGTTCAGGAGCAACAATTTATAATATAGTAAATGGAAATATTTTAGTATATACTGGAATTGCTTCCGCACCCTAAATATTATAGAGGTAGAGTATAAATGGCACAACCAGGAAGTAGATCTGAATTTAAAGAGTATTGTTTAAGGCAATTGGGAGCTCCCGTGCTGGAGATTAACGTTGCTGATGAACAGTGCGAAGATAGGATTGATGATGCTATTCAGTATTTTCATGAAAGGCATTTTGATGGTGTAGTTAGAACCTATTTAAAATATCAAATAACACAAGCTGATATTGATAGGGGAAGAGCATC